CATTTCAACAAGCATCATTATTAAACTAACAACGCCATCAATCAATGCAGGAATAAGTGTCGGCAAGGCGTTGACTATTGCTTGAATGATTTGTGGTAATGCACCAACTAAAGCATCGGCAATTTGCAAGATGCCATCAATCAATGCAGGAATAATGTCAAGAATTGCTGTAATAATGCCAGGAAGTGCTGCAACAAGTCCATTGACCAATGACACAGCACCTTCAACCAACACTGGAAGCAGTGTGTTCAAAAGCGGTGCAATCAATGGTGCAACTTTTGCGACCAAATCAGCAATTCCTGTGGTCAATCGTGGTGCAATTTCTTCCAAGCTTCTAACCACAACATTTGCAAGGTTTGAGAATGAAGAAACAAGACTGTCCACATCACCTGAACCTGCAAGGAAGTTCTGGAATGCTGCCTTTGCTGTTCCCAGTGATCCTGCAAGTGTTTCGTTTTCCTTTGCATAGTTTCCTGCTGCATAAGATGTCTTTTCAAGGAACATTTCCATTGCAAGACCAATTTTTTCTTGCTGTGTCATTTCTGCTGTTGTTTTGTTGATGCCCTTTTCAAGTGCATAATTCTGAATGGCTGTGTCATTCATAGCAACACCAAGATTGTCCATCATTGTGAAGTTGCCCTTTGCAGCACCTGCAACAGCTTCCATTGCCGCTGATGTATCAAGCCCCATAATTGAAGCTACATCAGCAGCCCTTTGCATTGCCTGTGATGACAAGTCAAGCGCTTCCTGTGTTTCAAAACCAGCGCCTTTGAATAATGCGCCCATTTTGTTTGCCGTTGCAAGATAGTCAGACTGTGACAATCCCATGTTTTTGTATGCTTCTTTTGAAACTGTTTCAAGTGATGACATCTGTGTTTCAACTTTGCCTGTTTCAGAATTGAAAACCTGCATCGGTGTTTTCATGTCACCAATGGTTTTTCCCAGTTCACCGAAAACAGCTTCAGCACCGCCCATGTTCTGTTCCAAATCACCTGCTGCATTCAATGCTTTGACAGTCAATCCTGCCATTGCAGTTGCACCAGCTGCCAAACCTGTTGCAATGGCTTTGCCTGCAATAGCTGCACCTTTACCCATTGCACCAAATGCTTTTGACAGTTTGCTTTCTGCTTTTTCACCCTTGCTGCTCGTTTCATCAAGTGCTTTGTTTGCTTCTGCATTATTGACAGCAATAGTTCCAAGTAATTTGAATAATTCCAAGTATTTCACCCCTTTCTTTAGGGATTAAAATTGTTCAAAATGTCCATAGATTGTTGAACAGTTGCTTCAATGTCATTTGCAGTCATTTCTTTGTTTTCTTTGTCCTGTTTCATTTCATCAACAAAATCACGAAATGAACCTTCATTGACCTTGTGCAAGAAGAATTCCCAGTTCATCTGTTCTTCATTTTCTGAATTGATTGTGTGAACAAATTCATCAACAAATTCACTGAATTGACATGTCTGAATCATACTGTCAACAAAAAGAAATGGACTTGCATATCTTTTGAATAGCAAGTCCATAAATTTGAAGTCACCTATTAGAACAATTTTGAAACAGCCTTGAAAAAATCCATGAATTCTTCCTTCTTCACAAAGTCAACAATCATTTCAAAAGTCACAGCCATGTCCTGCTTCTGGATTTCTTTCACTGATCTGTTTGAAGTCACTGATAGAAGATTGTAAAGTTCTTCTTCAGCCTTTGGAATGCTGTCACAAAGAAGACATGCAACTTCAAGGAACATATCAACACCAATTTTGTTGACATCAATTTTGCCTTTTTCACCTTTGACAGTGCCACCCATGAACATGAAGATAAAATTCTTCATGTTTTCATTTTCTTTCAGGTCTTTCAATCCAATTTTCTTGAAAAGCTTCAACATCAGGAACATGTCAGTTGTTTGAAGCCTTCTGAATGTGTAAAGCTTTTCTTCAGGCTGTGTCTGTTCAACTGCTTCTGATGTTGCTTCCATTGTTGCTTCCTGTTCTGTTAAATCTGTATTTTTTAAGGCTGTATTTTCCATTGTTCAAAACTCCTTTTCTTTCTTTCTTTTTATTTTTTTACTTCGTTTGTTTTATCAGGTTCAGCAGCTGCAACCTTTTCAGGCTTTGCTTTTTCGATTTCAACATAATCACCTGAACGCTGAATTTCTCTGAAGCGGTCTTCTGTGATTGTCAATCTGTCACCTGCTTTGTGCTTGATGCCTGTGTAACGATCAGGGAATGCTTTTTTTACAACAACTTTAAGTTTTCGCATTGTTGATTCCCCCTTTTACACAGTCTTTTCCTGTGGATAGTAGATGCGAACAGGAACTCTGTCAAGGTCTGTGTCAATGTTGCCATAAGCTGTGAATGTAGCCTTCACAACTGCATTTTCTTTGTTTTTAGGATCAAGCTGGAAGCCTGACTTGCAAAGTGCATTGTCAAAAATAACAATGATCTGCTTTGACTGGTCTGCTGTGTAACCAACAAAACCAAGATTTTCAACATAGTCACCTTCTGTGATTGCGTTCTTTGTCTGAATGCAATCAAAACCTGCAACATGATTTTCTGATTCTTCACCAAGAACTTCACCAAGTGTTGTCATTGCAAGAATGTCCTTGTTGAGTTCTGCAAAGTTGACTTCAGCTTCACCTGTGCCGCCCTGCATAACTGCAAGACCTTTTGCAAGTGCCATTGCGCCATCAATTTCGATGTCTAACACTTCAGGTGTGATTTTGATTGAACTACCGCCTGATGTAGCACCAAGCACAGTGCCTGTCCATCCTTCACCTTCTGTGAATTTTAAGCCTTTGAACCATGTGCCAGCACCCAAAGGAATATTTGAAGGTGTTGCACTTGTGATTCCGTGTTTTGCTAATGCCATAATTACATAGCCCCTTTCCATGTTTTAATTTTTAAGTCGATTTGAATTTTCTTCAGGTCCGCTTCACCTGAAGGAATAGAAAAAGCACCAGCAAAAAAGACAGCGATTGCACCGCTGTCTTTTTTTGCTCTTAACCCATTGATTGGATCAAAGTGCTTTTTAATTTTTTCTTTGTATTCTTCAAGCACAATATATTTGCCACGATGGAAGCCAGTCAAAATGAGCGTTGCTGTTTCTGCACCATCTTCTGTCTGCGCTTCATCTTCGTGCAATTCACCGACAAAATATATTGACTTGTCATCAGATGACCATTCACCGAATTCATAAGGAACTGCAAGAATTTTCATCTGCTCATTTATAAACTTTAAAATCATTTGTCATAACTCCTTCAATGAATTCTGAATGCGATTGATTATCTTGTTTTTTAGACTGTTGAACGCTTTCCATAATGCCCTTGAAGGTGTTTTGCCGTGTGTGAAGTGACCATTTCCTTTTTCATCTTCATAGAACCAGCCACCCTTTCGACCATCACCTTTCAAAGCATATTCACCAGTGCCGAATTCTTCCCAGACAGCATTTTCGTCATCTGAACCGATATATGCTGTATGTTCTGAATCAACAACTTTGTGTCGAAAAGAATTTTTTGTTTTGCCTGTTTTCACTCTTGAATTGCGCTTTGCCTGTGATTCAATTTCACCTGCACATTCTTCAAGTACCGCATTGATTCCATCACTGATTGCATTCTTGACTTCAAGTGAAAAATCTTTAAATTCAACCTTATTTGCCATTTTGACCACCGACTTTGCGCAAATAGATTTCAAGCTGTTCATCCATTTCATCAGGATTGTCAATCAACAGAACATCATACATATTGCCTTTTATGATCATTCTTGTGTCCTGATCTGCAAGTGCATAGATGTCTGCATTGAAGTCACACAGAAAAACATGTGATGATTCTTCAACTTTTGAATACATATTGATGCGCTTGCTGTCACCACTCTGAAGACCTAACCAGCCAACTTGACTGATTGTGTCTTTCCAGGTGATTTCAGCTTCACCGATGGCATTATTGCCTGATGTGTCTTTTGTCTGAATTATTCCAGTGATATTGCCACCAATGTTCGCCATTGTCAACACCTTGCCTTTCTGTATGCCTTTAAGCACCCAAGAAGGCTGACAGGATAGCCCATAACCTGATTTGCAGCATCTTGTGCAAAATATGTCACAGAATGCCTTGAAAGTGTTTCAGACTGCACACCAACTTTTGCGCGATTTGTAATTTCCCACTGCAAAAGGTTCAAAGCACAGTCAACAACATCATCAGGATATGCAACTTGTGTGACCAAAACAGCACCTTCATCAGTTGTTTCTTCTTCAACTGTGAAAGTATCACCTGAAACACTAACAACGGAATACAAGCCAGAATTCAAGCCTGATTCACTGACTTCAACAGTGTCACCAATCTTGAACGGCACATCATCAACAGCAACAAACTGACCGCCAACAATGTCAGCGGTCTGTCTGCATGCTCTTTTCTGAAAATTGTTGTTTGTGTATGCTCTGATTGTCTGTTCAATAGCCTTTAGTTTGCGCTGAATTCTTTCATCAGTCCAATTTTCAGGAATATCAATCAGTTCTTTTGCC